AGGACTTATTATCCATTTATATGGATGTGCCATAAAACTAGAGCCACTCATTAGTGGAGTCGATAGTCCTGATGTTGTAGAATGTATTTTTTGAGTTTTATGGTCAACATAAAATTGTAAAAACCATATATCTGAATCGACATCTTTCATATAAAATTTTGTTTTAGATAAAAATTTATTTTGCATTATATGTGAAGATATAAAACAAACAATCTCTGGCGCATATCCAGCAGGTATACTAAATTCACCCGTTGTACTTATTCCTAATATTGTATTTGAACTTTTTATAGAAGATTCTTCACCGAATATATTAACACTTGATGTTCCTACTTTAAATGCTCTTTGTCCCCATCCTGCAGAAGATTCTTCAGGCTCTCCCCATGTAAATGCAACTTGTGTATCCTCGCTACCTAATTCATGAATTGCATCTTCTTCTTGCGCATTTTGATTATATCCTTCATTATAAAATCTTGCTTCTAATTTATTTATTCTAACAGTAGTCCACATTGCATATTTTTCATTATAAAAATCTTGCCAACGCCAATTGAAAGTATTTCCTCCCCATTGTTCTAAGCTTGAAAAATTATAGTCAAAAAATGTTTGCATTTGATTGTTAGCGCCAGCTAAATCAGTATTATCTTCTTGTAATTTTAAGCAAAATTGTTTGTTTAGCCCTTTCCATTCAACACCTAATTGATTAGAAAAAGTTATTAAATCTGAAAATGTATATTGCATTCTTGCTGCAATAGTCGTATCTTCACTCTTACTATTTACTGCAGAAAAATGTATATTAACGCATTCTCCATCATCAGAATCAGTGTGAAAATGTTCTTTTCCTGTTTGCTCCATATCTGTTCTATGATTATAAAATCTTCCTTTAACATAATGAAAGCCACTTCCATATGTTCTGGTTACTTTATTATTTGATTCTAAATTTACGTCCCATCCAGACCATTCATTATCTTCTGCAGAAGTTCCGCTAACCTGATTTTGAGAAGGGATACCTAATATTGCTTGAGTTCTATGCCATTTGCCGTCTTCCCATATATTATTAGCTCCATGATATTCATAGCCAAATTCAATCTCAATACCTGCAAAATTACCAAGTCCTTCTATATTTCCAAAAGCATCATCTGCATTAATAACCATACATAAAGGATTTCTAACTTTTTCTTGACTATGTTGAGAAGACCATAAATAAGGTTCAACTTCATTTGTATTTCTTACATCTGGAACTGTATCTCCAGCACTATAATACTGACCCTCATAATCATCTGGAAGAGTTACGGTTCCAATCTGAGTAGAATAAGTACGATTACGAGATTTAGGATTTATACCAAGTCTAGATAATTCTATATTGTCTGCATGTTCCAAACCTGTACCTGATGCATCATTTGGGTCATTTCCAGGGTCTATATTTTTTTCATACCAATCTCCTCCTTCTTTAGGATAAGGAGTATATAATTGTTGTCTAAAACTAGCTGGCATTGGATATGCACCTGTAGAACCATAAAAACTACCAGCCTCATAATAAACATCTTCTGTTAAAATTCCTCCACTGCTATTATCATGCCTATTACCACCTCCATGCCAAGCTCTAACTACCATTCCTGTATGATGATTTGGCCCAAGACCATTCATTGGCCAGTTTGTAGAATACTCAGATTCATTTTTTCTATATGTAGGAGTACCAGGCGCTACTTGTTGTTCATATTTATTATTTAAATAATCTATTAAATCTACTTTTGTTGGTGAGAATAAAAAATTAGCACTATCTATTACTTTTACACTAGGAGGATTAGGTATTGCTAGTTCTTTATCTTCCCATTTATTTGTTATAGTATTATAATAAAATAATATATTATTATTTTCAATATTATTAAAATTAGCATCTGATATTTTTAACATTCCATTTACATAAGTATATACAGGCTTTGATTTTAATCCAGTCCATTTAAAATAATTATGCATCCATGAGTCTGCTGTTTTAGAATGTATAGATATACCACTATATTGAGATGTATTATTTGATAATAAAGTTAAAGTATCACCAGTAGTATCTTTAAATTGTTTTTCAACTAATTTTATATTATCAATATATATTTCTTGATTAGCATTTGAAGCTGTATCGCTAGTAGTACTTTCAGGTATATTATTACTATCTCTATTTCCATAATGTCCTGCATGTATTCTAATAATCCAATCATCAGCATCTGCATATCTAAAAGGTATTGTAAAGTTTAATGAAAATGTATTAGTACTTAATGTGCTTGTTATAGTATCTGCAAATGGATTAGAAGTAGCTTCTTGTTCACCTTCAACACCTGGAATTGTTAAATTAGGATTTGGAGATGCACCTCTTCCTATAGATACTAAGTCATTATGAGCTTTAAAAACGGTTACTCCATGTAACCAAGCATCTCCCTCCATTACAGGTGAAAAATAAAAATATATTCTAACTGTAACTGTTGTTGCTGTTGGATTATCTGGAGTAGTGAAAGTATAATAACCCATTGAATTGTTCTTTAAATTAGAACTAACAAGAGGACTTCCAAAGCCTTGTGATGCATCACTTCTTATATAACAAAATTCTTTTTGAGTTCCTAACCAAATTGTTGTACTGTCTTCTGGCCAAGTAGGAACAATAAGATAAGGGTTCCCTGAAGTTGTTCTATCTTGAATATAAAATATTAGTCCTTCTTCATTAGAAGCTCTATATAAACAATTAAAATGATATGGAGTATTTTTTTCAAGTGTTATATCTTGATATAAATAATTAGTATCAGCAGTCCTTTGCAATTTAAGAGTTCCATCATCACCATCATAATACGGTGGAGAACCAGCAGAACCAGCTATTTCAGTAAGTGTCATACCTGAAGATGTCCAGCCTGTTGTTCCATCAGCAAAATCTCCATTTTGAACGTAATTAATACCTCCATTACTTAAATATCCTGATATAGAATCTCCAAGATGAGTACCATCAGCAAAATGCTTATGACTTCCTTCTATCCATTCATCATCAGCATAAAGTGCTAATCCAGTAGTATTAATTGAATTAACTTCTATTGTAGCTGTTTGAACTCCTCCTGCATCTGTAAATTTTAATGTATCTCCAGCAACATAACCACGCCCTCTATCTGTCATATAAAATGTAGGTGCATTACTGGATGTAATAATTGTAAATTTTGCATCTACTCCTTTAGTTGAAGAACCTTCACTATCTTGTACTACATCATATCGTGTACCATCTGTCCAACTACCTGATGGAGTTGGGGTTATATCTGTGATTTTTTTAATACTTCCTTGAGTATCTGCAACTGTAGGAGAAAATATTTCAATCCATGGAGGTCTTTCTCCCCAACCTGCAGCGTATAAAGTTGTATTATCTTTAAGGTCAACAGCAATACCTCCTCCAAATGTTATTTGAGTACTACTGCCTACTGCTGTACATCTTCCAATAAATGTAAAACTTGTATCAACTTCTTTTTGATATATATCTCTATTTAAAAATAAAGCAGTAGTAGCAGTTGCATCTGTAGTAATATTAATAGAAGATGTAGTAGCTGCGGCTACTGATTGATTAACAAGAATGCCTGTGGTTACTATACCAGCAGTTTTTCCATTAGCAATCATATTATACATTCTATTTTTCATAGAGCAATTAAAAGATAGTGAATATTCTACGCCTGCCTTTAATGTTACTCCATCAGTATATAATTCTGTATCATTTGCTATACTTGCGTGAGTTCCACCACTAAATACTATTTCTGTAGTTGAATTTATTGATGTACATATTCCTAAAAATGTTCCATCAGATTTGTACAATCTTTTATTTAAAAGAGCAGTGGCTGTAGCAGCTGTTCCATCAACAGTTAAAGTTGCTGAAGGACTTACATTATCAACTGTCGCAGCAAGAGTACTTTCATCAGACACAACTCCAGTACTAGTAAAAGATGATGAATTTGGCCGATATTCAATATATCCAAAATTACCAGTTGTATTATCTACTGGAGTTTTTTTAGAATATATAAAATAATCATCAACATTAGAAGTATTACTTACTTCAAGCATTCCACCAGTCATTCCATTTGTAATATAATTTTTATCTGCATCAGTCGATGCTAGTCCTTGCCAATTAATTCCATCAGTAGCCCATCTATATATAATATATTTTGAAGGACTACTATCATCTTTATCGTTTAAAGCCGTTCCAACTGCTTTATCAAGTGTTATTGTTCTACTACTTCCAACATATTTTTTTATTCTTCCAGTCTGACCAATTCCAGCTCCACTATAGATAAACAAACTCATACCAGTATAATAATCATTAGTAGAAGAAGTAGATTCCTTATTTTCTAAAACAAATACAGTTGTACTTGTATAAGTATCTATTGTTCCACTTGTAACACCAGAATTAAAATTAGAATCTATACCAAAAAATCCATAATCAACTACAAATTGAAATAATCCATGTCCTTTTTGAAAATGTTCATTGGTAAATGAATCGGCATATATACTATCAGAAGCCATACCTCCAACTCTAATAACGCCATTAGTATCAACTGCAGCATTCCAATTTTGAGCAAATTGTTCATCTTTAATATCTCTGGCGTCACTATAAGCATTTAATCCTCCAGAAAAATCAGTTAATTGTAGAACTTGTTTTGGCATTATTTTCCTTTAATTTTATCTAAAACAGGTTTTAATACCATATCAAAAATAACATCATCTTTTTTTGATGGACTAAGTTTTACTACTTTTTCAATAACATAAAATGCTAATAAAACCCATTCCCAATTGCTTGTTAAGAAACTCATGTTGTTCTCCTTTTATTAATTAAAATCGTACTTTTTTTTCT